CAACCAACTAAATCGCTCCAGTCACCGCTCCCGCTCCGACAGGAGCGATAAACTATATACAACAACTAACAATAAGACAACCCCGTAACATCACAACAAAAACACAAAAACATGCCCTGACCAGCACCCCAACCAAAACTTTACCAAAACCTTACCAAAACTTTACCAAAAATAAGATAAACATTAACCAAACATTAACTTAACGTTCACCCTACGTTAACCAAAACCACACACACAAACATGTACCGAACCATCAGGAATCATACAGGTTTCATAGGGGGTGGGGGGCCGTATACCCCGTGCCTGCCCTAGAGGTGCGTGTTAGGCATGCCTAGCGGTGTGTGTTAGGTCAGCCTAATCGAACGTGTGTTCGCCGAACTAGTGTTCGACGTACAAGTGTTCGACGAACATATGTTCGCACACGAGCCGACCCCCGATCGAACGTATGTTCGATGGCATCCGTGGGCTGGGGGTCGAACGTTTGTTCGTCGTACGTGTGTTCGTCGTACTGGTGTTCGTGCACAAGCGCACAAGCGCCGTTGTACGGCCCTAGGACGTTTCTAGGCACCTACGACCCATTTCGGGCGCGATCGGCCGTTAGAAGCGAAACCCACATTTCCACAGGGTTTTCCACAGTTTCCACAGGTTTGTTGTCCACAGTTTCCACAGGTTTTCCACAGTTTCTCTCGCGCGCGATCCATTCTCTATTCACGTGAGGATCGAACGTGTGTTCGATCGCGTGCTGGGTCGCGGTCGAACGTGTGTTCGACGGAAATTGTTGTGCACTTGTTGTGAAGTTGGTGTTGGGTTTGTGTGATTTGTCTGCCAGTCTTTCCCCATCGGCACCACGGGGTGCCACGAACAGCCAGAAGGTTTCTGGCAGAAGGTAGGACAGGACAGATGAGCACCAACTACGAGACTGCAGCGGGACTGATTGCAGATAGCAGTGTCACGAACCTTGCGGGACTGTTGCTCGCATCGGCTCAAGCGGTCGCCGACGGGGTGATCGTGTGGGAGGCCGATAAGGCCCGATGCAAGCGCAATGGCGGCCAGAAGAAGGTCGTGGACCTTCTGACTGCGGCTCAGCCCGAACGGTTCGACGGTATCGACCTTCAGGGAATGCTGTCGAAGTGTGTCAAGGCGCTGTTCGTGCTTGACGGAGGCGAGGCCACTCGGCTCGCATCGGACGATGATCGGGAAATCGTGGCCTTTCGCATGGCGGGCAAGTACGGTAGCCTGAACGCTATGTCATCGGCGCTGTACCCTAAGCCTGAGGCCGATGATGAGCCGACTGAGGAGACTGAGCCGACTGAGGAGACTGAGGAGACTGAGGAGACTGACGGTTTCGACCTTCTGGCGGCCGCGGTGACTCTCGTTCAGGCGGCCCGTAAGCGTGACATCGCCGACGATGACATCCTGTCGGCTCTCATGCAGGCGATGGAAGGCCAGTAGTTTCTGGCAGAAGGTAGGGCGGCGATGGTTCGCACGTTCGGGTTCGATTCCCGACCGCCCACTCCAACTAGGCCAGATAGTTTCTGGCAGAAGGTAAGGTGAGTGCAATGAAGCAGGCAGACATGAATCCGATGAGGGGTCGGGCTTTTGAGGGCGGCCAGCGGCGTACCGTGGGTGCGTGGTCGTTCTCCGACGGTTTCACCGATGAGGGGTTCCCCATCCGCTACGTGTGGCACTACCACACGATGATGTTCACGTTCGTGTCGGAACATCTGGTTCCGAACGTGCTGGCGTGGGATGTTCACCCGATCAGCCTCGGCCACGGTAGCGTGTCCGATCAGATGGGGTGCAACCGCATCATCGGCAACACTAGCCCGTTCTACTACAGCCGTAAGGGTGGCGCAGAGTGGGTGCTGCGATGAGCATTCTGGCAGAATCTGTGGCAATCGGCGACCAGCGGCTGCTGTTCCATACATGGTATCGGCACCCCAACTATCCGAATCGGATGATTCAGATCGCCTATCCGACCGTGCAGGGTGGTGGCATCATGGCTGTACCGATGGGGTTGCTGCACGAACGGGCATGCGATGCAGACGGCCAATGGTGTTGGCGTGCTTACCGATGGATTGGGTTGGATGAGTGGGATGCGAAGATGATGAGTGTGCTGCTCTGATTCTGGCAGAATGATCGGGTGTGGTGACGGCTGCCCCACGGGGAAACTTGTGGGGTGGCAGTGTCTACATCGGGTAGGCTACGGGCACACTAGGAGGGTGTGACATGGGTAAGGTGTTCATTTTGGCTGGGGTTGTGATGGGCGATTCGCACTGTGTCATCCATCAGTCGGCTACTGACGCTATGGAGGCGTTGTACGATCTGCAAGAATTCTGTCCTAAGGGTTCGGTCAACGTGCGATGCCATGCGTTTGAGGGCATCGACTATGATGCGGTGGAGTGGCAGGGCGAAATCTTCGGTGAAGATTCTGCACAGAATGATGACGATGACAACGAGGGATACATCAACATCGTCGTTGATGATGATCCTGTGAAGGTGACCGAAATCATTGCCAAACTGAATGAGGCTTTGGCTGCTGCTGCGGCAGGGCCGAATCGAAAGCAGCGTCGGGCTGCTTTCCGTAACCGAAAGGAGAAGTGACATGGCACAGGATTCTGTGCAGAATGATTCGGCTGAGGTCGGGTTGGAATTCGGAAGGTGCGATGATTGCAACTTTCGTTACTGGGTGGCTGGCAGCGACCATGACCCTGAGACTGGGTTGTGCAATAGGTGTGCGCGGAATCGGGTGATGTATCCCGAATTCTATAGTTGGTAATTGTGGTGGCTGAGGGCACACCATTTGAGAGAATGGTGTGCCCGACTGTCAGCATGATTGTTGACAACCATGATTGTTGCAAATGTTACAATCATGTTACAATCGGATTTAGGGGTTGTTTTTTGCCAGAATCCCTGATACGATGATTTCCGTAAACAAGAGCCGACCAACAGGAGGAACAATGGCTCGTCCAATCAATGCAACAGCAGTGCGCCGTCGTGACGGCGAAGGTACTATCGAAGTGCGTTCCAGTGGTGGACATTGGATTCCGTTTTCGATGCTCGGCTGGGCTGCCCAGTCCAACCTGTTTCGCACGATGCGAGAGAAGGGTTATGGGGATGTGTTCCCTTCTAACGGAGGGTTCTACTACGATCTTTCTGTGCAGAATATGCAGCAGCCCCAACCGCCGCAGCGTCAGGAGCAGCAGGTCGAATCGCCCGATTCTCAGGACACTGAGGGGCCGACCGACGATGTATCGCCCGATGATTCGGACGATGAACAGGACGGGCCGTTCGATACCGATCAGCCTGACAGTAAGCAAGATCAGCAAACCCCGAACAAGGAGAATTCCGAAATGATGGTTGAGGACATCATTCGCCGCATCGCCAACGAATTGGACGACAAGCGGGAAACCAAGATGAATCAGACTCTGGAGTCTCTGACAGAATCTTGGAATCAGAAGTTGGACGAATTGCAGGTGAACGCTCCGACTGCTCCAACCACACAACTTGTTACCGTGTGCAACAGGGTGGAAGTTGTCGCCCCCGATGTGAACGTTGTCCGTGACGGGCTGTTCCACATGTCGATGCCTGACTTGCTGTTCAACATGCAGATGGGTATTCACACCTACCTGCCAGGGTCTCCTGGGACTGGTAAATCCCATGCTGCGGCTCAGGCTGCGGAGATTCTGGGCGGAATGTTCGGGTCGATTTCGTTCGGCCCGACCACACCAGAGTCCCGTCTGGTTGGTGGCATGACGGCTGACGGCTCGTTCTTTGAGCCGATGCTTCTAAAGTTGGTTCGCTATGCGATGGAGAACCCTGATTCGTATGCTTTCATGTGCCTTGATGAGATGGACAACGGGCATGCTGGTGTGCAGGCGACGCTGAATTCGATCATGGCGAACGGCTGGATGACTGCCCCGAATGGTGACCATCTGACTGTCGGCAAGAACCTTGCCTTCATCGCTTGTGCCAACACCTACGGTACTGGGCCGACTGCCGAATTTTCTGGCAGAAACAAGTTGGATGCTGCCACTCTGGACAGGTTCGCCTACCTGCCGTGGGAGATCGACACTGGTCTGGAAGAAGTGCTGGTTCGCCGCTACTTCGCTGACGACCAGCAGCATGTCGCTTCGCACTGGCTGGATGTGTGGCGCACCGCCCGTGCCAACGTTGCTGCGAACGGGCTGAAAATGTTTGTCACCCCTCGTGGCGCACAGATGGGTGCGAAGATGATTGCCGCTGGCCGTCCCGTCGATAAGGCTCTGGCTCAGGTGCTGGGCAACAAGGTTCCGTCCGACCAGTGGTCGAAGATCAATCCTCTCTGACAGAAACAAACACTAGGAGAACTGTCATGCGAACATACAAAGGTAAAGGTGTCGGCAAGAAGCCGAATGCCACATACCATGTGCAAGAATTCGATTCTATCGCAGAGGTCGCCACCTATGCTGGCGGTAATCAGAACGTCGGCAAATCTGACCGATGGGCAGAGGATTACAACCTGACCCGTTCGCTAGCCGACGCTTGCGCTATGGCTATCGAAGGCTGGCATGACCTTCGGGCACGGGTCGATGGGACTTTGCAACCGTTGCGAGAACAGTTGGGTGATGTTCTCGCTATCGAAACCGACCGTGTTTTCGATGTTGTCGGTGTCGAACCTGACATTGACAGATACATCGCTGGCGAAATGGAATGTATGCTGGATGATATTCTGGTAGAAGTTCCAAAGCAGGGCAAAGTGTTTCGCATGGTTGTCGATGTGTCGATGACATGGGCGAATTCCCCACAAGATATTGCTGCCCGCGGTGCGGTGCTGTGTGCGCTGGTCGAATCGTTCCTGCTGTTGGGTTACCAGTTGGAACTGTGGTCAGAGTATACTGCTCGTGGCGAGAAGAAGAACGAGTATGTGTCGTTCATCACACGGCTCAACAAGGCTGGTGAACTGGTCGATATTGACTCGCTCATGTTCTGCATCGGCCACCCCGATTTCGGTCGGCGACTCATGTGGTCAACAGGTGAGCAGCATCCTGTTGCTTCGGAACGCATGGGTTTTCATGATGGTGCAATGGGCTACTACGGTTATCAGCGTAACGGTTCGCACCATTCGGAACGGCTGGGTGCTTCGTCGGTTGTTTCGCTGGACGGCAACTACAATATGACCCGTAATCCGATGAAGTGGATTACCGACCAGTTGGAGTTGCAAGGGATTTGGGAAGGGAGGAATTATGAAGAAGCGTGACCCATATACTTGGGATGAGGTGGACAGCATCATGTCCACCATCATCTTCCTTTCGACAGTGGCTGCTATCACAGTTTGGATTTTCTCACGATGAACAACGAGTTCGACCCGTCAGAGTTGTGGTGTTTTCACGAAACCATTTTGCCAGAATCGAACGAGGATTCGTTCGATGAGGCTGAGGTTTGGTTGGCTGCACAGGATGTTCCTGATTGGACAATGATTGGAGGTGACTGGTAATGTCAAGGATTCTGTTTTCGATGCAGGAACTTATTGACCGTGTGTTGGAGATTATTCCTTCGGCAACGTTCGATGAGGACAACGAGGGGCAGTTGGTTATTTACACTGGCCTTGTGGAAGTGGACGACAATGCGACAGAGATGGAGGGTGTGTGATGTTGCATCAGAAACGAAATGTCAGACAGTGCGAGTGGGGGTGCTGCAAGGTGGAGGTGCCGAGCCGCACATTGCGATGCCGTGAGAAGGCGGCTTGGAAGCGTGAGCAGTGGTGACACGCTTAGTTCAGGTAGTGGTGTATACTTGAACTATAAGGCATTAGTTGATTGGTACAACCAACGGTTGGTTGTACCAATCAACAAGCCAATAGTATGTTTGCTAGTAGCGAACCAAAATCATTCTTGCCAGAATGATTTTGGTTCGGTGTCAGCAAACCTGCTGTACCCACACCGTGTGGTGTGTCTAGCGACCGAGGTGTCGTATGTTTGAAGGTAACGAAGAACTGCTTTCCATCAACGTGTTCCGTGATGAAAAGTTGTGTTACGATTATCAGTGCAAGTTCCGTGACTGGGTTGAGGAGCAGTATCCGACCGAGCCGTGCGAACTGGTGTTGCGTCAACTGCCGTTCGACACGGTTGTCCGTTCGTGGGAGTTGCGTCCGTTCTCCGCTTACGAGCGGGAGAACATGGCTGGCCCGATGATGCGGATGCGTATCGAAATCTTGGGGCCGTTTCTCAACGAGGCGGTGGCGACCGAGTTCATTCCGTGCCAGCCGCCCGATGATGAAGAACTGGATTACCGCATGGGTCTCAAGGCGATGTATGATGCTGTCCATGTGGTTGTTCCTGCTGTGCAGTCGGAGTATCTGTCCGATGTGTTCGACTATTTGGGTTGGGATGTGAACGGTTTTATCCGTGACGCTAACGTCGTGGGTTTGGACGAGTTGACTCAGAACAATCTGATGGAGTCACAGTTGTATCGTTACAACATGCTTCGCATGTTGGAACAAGGCATGCATGATGTGTCTCCGATGCAGATGCCGTTGTACCGTACCGTGTATGACGAGTTGGTGGCACATCTACAGAAGTCGTTTGATGCGGTCACTCATGCCGCTAACACCATCCAGAACAAGGAGATGAACTGATGAGTATTCAAGTTGCTGTAGCAGGTTGCATGCACGGACATGATGTGTTCAATCGTGTGCGTGCCACGCTGGGGGCCGATGTGTTGGGAGGTGAGGTGGACGGGCAGATCGCCTATATGGATGTGCCGTCAGCGGTGCGTACCATCGTCCCGATTCTGGCAGAACATAACGTGACTCTGGTGGACACGTTGCCTGCGACAGCGAAGAACGATCTGTTCGCTGCCGCCACCGCAGGTGCGTTGTTCTCCACAATCAACTGCAAGATGCGGTCGCGGCTGCAACCGAAATGTGCTGTCACCTTGTCGGGTGATGGTGACAAGATTTCTGCTTTGATGGTTGATCTTGTCCGTTCGGGGCTGTATAATATTGAGTGGATGAACGGAGATAAGAAATGATGATTCCGACGTACACACCACAGGAGGGGGCGTACTGTCCGCACGGTTTGCCTGACTGTTTGTGTGATGTGCATGTCAGCAAGGTGGCCCCGATCTTTCGGGGCCACCACATGCTGCATGATGTTGTGTTGGATTTGATTGACGCTGACGGTGTGACCGAACGAAACCTGTACCAGTTTCTGACCACACTGCTCGGCTGCTACGAAACCATCACCGAACCCGTCAAGACTCCGTACCAGCAGAGTCGTGACCTGTGGGAAGAAAAGCCGTGTGCATGGTGCGGCAAGGTTATTGCTGGACGTTCTGACAGAATAACCTGTAGCAACGCATGCAAACTAAAGAAGTCTCGTGCTAACAGAAAGGCGGCAGGAATTGCTGTTCGATAGTAACGGAATCCACATCCACCAATCCGACCTGAAAAACCATTGTTTAGAGAAACTCAGGTTGGAAACCGTAGCGACAGGGCCACGTATGGAGAACGATGCGGCCACCGTTGGTACAGCGTTCCATGCTGTGATCGAACATGAACTGTTGCAGCAACCGTTCGACACCCTGTATGACCTACAGGGTTGGGCTGCCCACTACTATGTTCATCTGTTGGAGCAGTATCAGCGTGACTGTAAGCCGTTCTCAACGTCATCGTTCGGTACACATGACCGTGCTATCGAACTGCTCACAAAGTTGGGTGCCGCTTGGTTCATGTCTGACGAGCGCGAGTTGTTGTTGACGGCAGGCGAGAAGCCTGCGGTCGAATGGCATTTCGACCTTCCGTTCTGTGAGGTGCCTGTGAAGAAAGGTGGGAAGAAGGAAGAAATCATCCCTGTGTTTCTCGCTGGTACGGCCGATATTGTTTGGAACAACGAGTTGTGGGATTGGAAAACTGCTGGTTCCGAATATCGTCGTTGGGAATATCAGCGGTGGGGACGCCAGCCTGATGTGTATACTTGGGCTGCTGCCCAGTCAGGTTTGATTCTTCCAGAATCTGACGGGTCATACATGTTCAAGTTCAAAGTGTTCATCCGCAACAATGATCCGACACTGGGTTGCCAGACTGTTGAAGTGTTGCGGTCTGCGAACAATTGGGGTTGGATGCGTGAACTGGTTTCACGGCTGGTGAACTTTTCGTACAACATGGGTCTAGATAGGGAGTGGCCTGTTGACGACCAGCATGTGTTGTGTAGCCCGAAGTGGTGTACGTTCTACGACATGTGCAAGGGTGCACATGTTGATGGGCAAAGGTGGTGGTGACCATGTGGCAGGACTTTCTGGTACAGGTGACACTGGTAGTAATCATGGGTGCTATACTGTTGAACACAATCTTCCCGAAGAAGGAGAACAAGTGAATACGTTGGTGAAGCGCAAGATCAAGCCTAAGCGTCGTGAACTCACGCTCGCAGATATTTATGCGAACATGAACATGGACAGGTTCCGCCGTATCGAACGGCTGTATAGTGATGCTGTGACCGAAGCATGGGACGATGATGAGGTTTACAGCATCATGGATTCGGACGATTTCTATCGTGCGTTGCATAAGCGTACGAACGAGTTGTTCATCAAGAAGTGTGCCCGTGCCGCTAGCAAGGCGGCATGGCATCGTAACAATCCCAACAAGGAGGGCAAGTAATGGAAGATCAGCAGATTATCGAAAGCAACAGTCGTAAGATCAGCGTGAGTTTCTCACGCAAGATCAGCGACGGCAACTATGGTACGGTCGAAGCATCCGCATGGGTGCAGGGCGAAGCCCCTGAGACTGCTACCGCTGGCGAGGTGGCTACCAGTCTTGGTGACCTGTTCGCTGCGGCAGCATCCGCAGTGTTTGACCAGTTGGGTATCGCTTTTGAGATTGACGAACAGTTGGTTGTTCGTGAAATCCCTAAGACCACGGTGCAGCAGGCACAGGCTAGTGTGGAACGTGCGTTCGGTGCATCCCCTGCGGATGAACTGGTTGCTGCTGCGAACCTGCGTGTGATGAACCCTACCGACCAGCAGGGTGCGTTGCCTGACTGGTTGTATGCTGCGTGTGCCCGTGACGGTGTGACGGGTGTGTGGGATAACCGCAAGTCGGCGGCTGGCACGAAGCAGCCCCACTTCAAGGAGGCGGTCGCACGGGGTGCGACTGGGCACGGCAAGGATGGGATGCCGAAGGGGTATTGGCCGCCCCGATAGATTCTGGCCAGAATGGGGAGGAAGCATTTACTGTTCATGCTTCCTCCCCACCCAGCCTATCTACCCCAACAGGCAGAGGGAACCGACTCAAACTCGGTACAGTGTGGGTTCGACTCCCACGGTAGGCACCACAGTAACAACAATGCAAAGGAGCATCTGTGACAGAAGATAAGGAAACCCGACAGTTGAATTCGGAACTTCGCATGCATGCAAACTTGGGTGGCAGTCACGCCCATGTGCATCTTGTGTCCGATGAGAACGACAGGTTCGGCATCTATGTCGAAACTGGTGACACTCATGGTGGTGCGGTGCTTGGCTGGTTGGAACCTGAGGTTCCGCTGGAAGTCGCTGTGTCGCTGTTCATCACCCTGTCATGGTCACAACCTGCTGGTGGCACCGAGCGTGTCGCCGAGGTGCTAAAGTCTATTCTGCCTGACGAAGATCAGCCGAACGAGGGGATTATCATTCCGTGAATCAACAGGACATTGCGGACAAACTGGAACAGTTCGATACCGTAGGAGCCTATGAACATTACCGTCCGCTGCGTGATGCAGCGGACGAGTTCATTTCTTGGGCTGCTTCACCGAACGAACGGGTCTACACGGGTATCGCAGAACTTGATGCTGCGATGCGTGGCACAGCCCCAGGTGAACTCACAATTATTCAAGGGTTCACCCATAGCGGTAAAACGTTGCTGGTGACAGAGTTGATTCTCAACAACCCTGACACACCGCTCGTGTTGTTCACCCCTGACGAGACTCGCCCGTTGGTGCTAACCAAGTTGACTAGCGCGTTACATGGGGTGGGTGCGAAAGAGTTGGAGGAACGCATCCAACGTGACGACGAAACCGCACGACGACTGCTGGTCGATACCGCTGAACGGTATGGGAAACTGGCTATCTTTGACGAGTCGGTATCGGTTGTTGACATGGATAAGATGATGGATGAGGCATGCCATGCATTCTCTCAGAAACCTATGGGTATCATCTTTGACTATGCGGAACTGTTGGAAGGGCCAGATGATGTGAAGTCGAAGATGACTGCACTCAAGGCGTGGGGTAAGCGACAGCGTGTCGCCATGTTCGTACTGCACCAAACCTCCCGTACCAGCGGTAGCGGTGGACGCAAGGTGGGTATCGACAGTGGTGCGTATGGTGGCGAGCAGCAAGCCACCCATGTGATTGGTGTGCGTCGCAAGAAGTATATGCACATGGCGATGTTGTCGTTGTTGGATGAGAAGATTGCGAACAGTACGAATCCGAAAGCGATTGAGGAATACAAGTCCCGTATCCGTCAGATCGAAACTGTTGATCTGCCTCGTGATATGGATACGGTGACGGTTTCGTTGGTGAAGAACAAGCGGCCCCCGTGCGATCTTGTGGACGACATTGATTACAAGATTGATTTGGGTACTGGTCGTGTGCGTCGTATTGAGCATGTGCAGGACGAGTATGGGAACACGGTGCGTGTGTCGAAGGCTGCTGCGCTAGACTATTTGCGTCAACGCAGGCAGACGCAACAGGTTGAGGATGCGTTCACAGATTTGGAAGATTTCTGATGCGGTTCTATCTTGGAACTGACGATCCCAGTTGGCTTAGAACATCCACAGTCCCACTGTTTATCTCTCGCCGTCGGCTCGCCATGCGGAAAACCCATGAGAGATACAAAACTAATGTTGATTGGTGCATTGATAGCGGTGGGTTTACCGAATTGAATCTGTTTGGCAGGTGGACAACAACGCCGCAACAGTATGTTGCGGAGGTTCGCAAATATTGCGAACAGATCGGTAGAGTTATTTGGGCGGCACCGCAGGACGCGATGTGCGAGCCGTGGATTCTGGAAAAATCTAGAGATTGGCTTGGTGGCACGGTTACTGCACATCAGGTGTATACTGTAGAAAACTATCTGGAACTGGTTGATATTGCCCCCGATCTCCCATTCATCCCAACCTTGCAAGGGTGGGAGTTGGATGACTATCTGGCACACATCGACATGTATCGACAGTATGGAATTGACCTTACCGAATTCGCTACCGTTGGTTTGGGGTCTGTGTGTAGGCGGGAAAGCACCACGCAGATTGCGGAGATAGTTGGAACGCTCCATAAGACTGGTATCAAACTGCATGGATTTGGCATGAAAACTGGTGGGGTTGCAAAGTGTGGGCAGTTCTTAGAATCATCTGATTCTATGGCTTGGTCATTTGCCGCCCGACGTAGCGGCCCTCGTCCTTGTCCGCACAAAGGATTGAAGTGCTGTAATCATTGTTACGAGTTCGCTTCGGAGTGGCGAACCAATCTGTTTAGTAGAGCAAAAGCAAATGGTGTTTACATGGAGGATTTCTGATGGAAGCAGAAATGGTTACACGATTCGCCAGCCTGTTCACAGGCAGGCAAGATGCACACGGCACCGACACAGGCGGTGCCGTGTGGGCACCAGTCACCCTGCAAACCTATGAGCGGCACCTGACAGGCGTAGAACCCATCGGCATCTACCCTGTGATCGACAACGCTGTACGTTGGGGATGTTGCGACATTGACACTGGTGACTGGTCGGAAGCATTCATGCTGGCAACCGCACTACAAGGCATGGGGTTGAAGCCGTGGGTGGAACGGTCACGTTCTAAGGGTTGGCATATCTGGATTTTTCTGCCAGAATGGGTGCCAGCATCTGCGATGCGTCGCTGCCTGAAAGTAGCGTACGCCGCTATTGATTTGCCTGCGAAGGAAGCGAACCCGAAGTCGGAGAACCTGCGACCCACCCAGTTAGGTAACTATGTGCGGCTCCCCTACAAGGCTGCTGCTGTTACCGAATCGGAACGGCAAACAATGATGCAAGGCTGGTCTGCCACAGGTGACGGTCACCCTATGTCGGCCGACCTGTTTCTGTCAGAGTTGAACGACCCGTACTCTGACCCTGCGCGTGTCAAGCATTGGGCATCGAAATGGTATGAGCCTCCCCGCAAGGTTATCAACTGTGATATTGATGTGACGCAGGATGCGTTGGCGTTGGCTGACAGGCTGCCTGTAACGTGGCGTACAGTCTGGTTGGAAGGTGCGGTGCGTGACAGGTCAGCAACGTTTGTTGCGATGGCGTACGATTTGGCGAAGCGTGGCTGGCGACCACAGGATGTGTTCAACATCCTGTGGTTCTGCCCGTGGAACAAGTATCGTGAACGCAACGATGGTGAAGTATATGTGCAGGACATTGTTGAAAGGGCTTTCTCGTGACAAACAACTATAAGGAATACAATCCGAAGCATATGACATCCGAATATTTGGATTGGTCATTCAACGAACTGGTCGATCATCTGACCGATATGCGACTCCAACTGGAAGAAGCCAAAACTGCCCGTGCCACCGCTGAGGCTGCGTTGGCAGCGTTCAACGCTGACGAAGAACTGGGACGGGAACGGCAGCAGTCTGCCGATCTGACTGAGATTCTGGAAGAATGGATTGATGTTGCCAACGACCTGTATGAAGGGCTGCTGGTCGCACAGGAACAGTTGGTGAAACACGGTGTAGGGTTGCGGCCTGTTGCACAGAAAGCGGTCACACTCTTTCTCAGCATGACAGAGGAAGATGATGGATGACACGATCACAGTTTGGGTGCCGTTGCAGGCGGTAGCGAAGCAGCGGCCACGGTTAACACGGAAACGTAGAGGGGGAAGAAACATTGCTTATACGCCGCAAGCCACTAGAAATTTCGAGGTACAGGTGGCCGACATTGTACGGTCAGCAATACCTGAGGGTTTCCATTTCGGTTCGAAACCCGTTTGTGTCACAGTCGAAATCCACAAGACTGGTTTCTCGTTACAGATTGAACCTGCGGAATCTAGTGTTAGACCTGTCGGTATTCGTGGGGACATAGATAACATTACGAAAGCAATCTTTGACGGGTTGAACGGTGTAGTGTGGGACGATGACAGGCAGGTAGAGTTGATGTCTGTCGGGTTTGTTGGTGTGCCCCGTAAGGGCACACAGTACGGAGGCTGACATGGCTATCGGTTCAGACCCCGAGATTGGGACACAGTTCGGTTCATGGTCAAACATGACCGACACGGAACGGCAACTGTGGTGGTATCATATGGTCACACATTGGGGAGCCGACCTTGCGGGAGGCTACGGAAAGGTGGTGTACGTTGACCCAAAGAAACGTGAAGAATACGGAAACGCTATACTATTATCGTTGCCCGAAATGTGAGAAACGGGTAGGTCAAATTGACCCGACCTACAATCCGTGGTGCCTACATGGTGGCACCACATTTGATGCACACAAGATCACAATGATGATTGCCGAACAGGAGCAGCAATGAGTTACAAAGACAAGACATGGACAGAACGAGAAGGATTCCTCGGAGATGAGGCAGAGAAACAGTTTGAACACTGGTCAATGCACTACGATCTCGGGTATGAACGGTACGGTCTGCTGCGCCCCAATCTGGACATGCGTGAACTGCCAGCAGAACTGCGCTACACCCCCGACTATCTGACAGAATACGGGTTCGTGGAGGTGCAGGGCTGTGGGCATGATGGGCTGCTCAAGTTTAAGCATGACAAGTTGGATGCTCTCAAATGGTGGGATAAGATTTATCCTGTCACGTTCTGGTTGTGGAACAGTGCAACCAGCACTGATGCACAGTGCGGGTTGCGTGACGTTCTGGACAGGACAATGGATTCCAACTATGTGAACTATATGGTGGATGGCATGTTCGATGGGAACAAGCCGTACAGTACGGTACGTTTCACCGATCTGTTGCAGTGAAATTCGGGCACCTATCCAAGCAGGATAGGTTTGAAGTTTCGGTTAAAGAGTTCCATCCGAACGTGCATGACGCATCCCACCAACTGTGGGCGCATCATCGCCCACCAGAAACCGAATATCAAGCCATGATGGAAGCCATGCCACATGAACCTGTACCGATGACAGCGGTTGAACGGGAACTGGATTGGAAACTATTTTGGCAGAAAGTTCGTGCAGCAAACCTGACTGCACGGGAACGTATCGTGGTGGACTGCATCATCTACGGTGGCATGTCGCTGTTTCAAACTGCGATAGTGGTAGCACAAGCAGAAGGTCGGAACAAAGCGTTGTCAAAGATGACTGTGATGCGTTGCAGAGATAAAGCCTACAGTAAAATAAGAGCCGTGTTTGAGCAGGAGGACAACTAATGGGAACCGTATATCACGACTATGATGAGAACACTTGGGAATGGGCTGTGTCCCGCATCATTGTGCATCACGAACTAGAGATGCATAACGGGCAGCGTGCAGTCTACAAAGACCTGTTCCGACAGGGCATGTATCCCACGCTGGCAAGGACAGCGTGGGCAGAAGTGTTGGACTCAGGTGTGGAATGGACTGGGCCAGATATGATCGCACTGCTTTCTGGTAAGCAGCATGACTATGGTCATGCGAACATTATGGAGTTCGGTCAGCAAGGTGTGCTGGTACGATTGTGGGATAAGATTGCACGCTACGAAAACCTGATGCGCCGAGGGGTAGACCCTGAGAACGAAACGTTGGTTGACACGCTGCTGGACATGATCGGGTACTGTATCATCTATCTGATGTTGAAGAACAACACGTTCACTCTGCCGTTGGCAGGTGACCGATGATCTATGAGGACAGTAACGGCGATATTGTTCATATCCCTGTGACCGAAGTTAAAGGTGAGAAAACGTTGCAGGATGGTTCCACCCGTTTCAAGTTTTTGGGTGGCCCCTATCATGACATGGTTTTCAGGGTGTACCCACCGTATGACGAGTTGGTGTGGCCGAACGGTGACACCTATGCGATTCATCCACCGCTAAATTTGAAGCGGTCTAGTAAGTGGGTGTATGTGTATGATGCTATCAAGTCGAAAGAAAGGAGCGATGGGAATGGAAGAACGGATGCTGCATGATGAGGTGCAAGAATGGTTGGGCACGAAAGGTGTGTCGTTGTGGGCTAACTGGCTTGTCACGAGTGAGGATGGTATGGCAGAGGCTACTGACTGGTTTGTTGCAGAGTTGCGTGATTTTTGGCGGCACAGGATGGTTGCTAGAAACTTTTATTCTGACAGAAACACAGTCCAGTTTGATGTTGTATGACACGGAAACAGTTGCTTGATTTGTATGATGGGTTGAAGAAGTTGGAAGGCTTGTTGCAGGAGCATAAGGCTCCTGCTGCTGTTCGCCGTAGGGCACATGAGGCTTTGCTGGCTGTTTCTTGGGAGATAGATTATCGTGACTGACATTCACTGTTTCGACCAGCAAAACTTCACCGTTTCGACCAAGGAGGCCAACCGTGGCTGACGACAGCGTGGAACGACTGTGGCATTGGCTGCATGAGGCTGGTGACTGTGTTTTGTGTGATGCCGCTGACGAGATCGAACGCCTGCGTGCCGCCCTCGCCATTGCCGCTGGGATTCTGTCAACACTCCCGCAGTACGAAACGTGGCATCCCGAAGCGGTGCTGGGGATGCTCATGCAGGAGGCCGACCGTGGCTAACGCTGCACTTTCTGTCTCGCTGGTGCTGCACTTTCTGTCTTGCTGCCGAACGCAGGAGGCGCGCCGTGACTAACAACTGGGAACAATGGTCAGAAGAACATTGGGAACAATGGAACGAAGAAACCCAACACCTCAAACCGTTAGCAGACAAACTGGAACACAACAACAGCACCTCTAGCATCCCACTAGACACAGCCTGCATCGCATGCGAAATCGAAATCGACGCCAACCTAGTAGGCGACGTACTCAACGGTATCCGCTTCCTACTGGACTACTGTGATTCGCCAACCACAGGCGAATTCCTACTAGACTTAGGGGCTGCTATCGGTGAAGAATATTTGTGTAGCGACCTAGCGTATGATGAGCCGACAGCGGATGCGGCCCAATGGTTTCTGCCAGAATGATTCAGAACCCTGCAAGCGGGTCGGTCAGTACGATCTGATCTGCCTCAATGTCGGCGGTTGGGAGACTGCTGTCATCCCACATGTAGATACCTTGTTCCGTGATTACGGGGTCACCCAGTAGGGTGGCCCCGTACATGTATCCTGACCAGTTGTTGATGCTAGACAAAGTTCCCATTACGCCGTCCCATAGAGTTTACAGATTGCTGCAACATCGGTAGCAGTCAACGCCTTCGGAATGACTGCCACTGCCACCAGTTCAAAGTCGTTGTAGGCACCACCAGCAGCACCTCGGCCGATGGCGAGCGGCTGGTCGGATGCGACCGAGCCGACAGTACGGACAACACCAGAGAATGCGGTAGTGTTGTTATACAATGTGGGTGCAACGCCGACCACGTTGTTGACGAACGTCAATACTTCCAACGCCCCAGCGGTGGAGGTTGGTACAGCGTTGAACTGTGAAGTCAACGCATCACTGTTCAACGCGATGCCTGATTGGATTGGTGTGCCGAAACCGTTACGGATGTTAAACCCTGACTGGCCGCCCCATTTAGAGATGTGTGATGCTGAGGCAGGGAATGTTGCCCAACCTCGGCGTACAACAACAATGCTGAACGGGTCGTTCGGCCCGAAGTTGCACGGGTTAGCGTTCACAATGCTACAGTTTGTCAACTGCCATGTGTTGCGATAGAAATCGGTGTATGCTCCGCCAGAAGCAGAATGACCATATGCCGCCCAGTCTGCGATTACTGGCCCACCTATAGCGGAACGCACAATGATGCGCTTGTGCAACAGATTAGTATACAGAGCAAAAGTTATGTTGGCCGTATTCGCAGCAATACGGCCAGCAGCATTGGTAGACGAACTGATCGTTGTCCAGACAGAAGGTTCTGTAGTCTGATCGGCGGCATAATAAAATGTGATTACGCCTGTAGTGGAATCGCGAGTGACCTTAAACCAATACCAAGAGTTTTCGGTCAAAGCAGGGATTGCTGAAATAGCGGAAACCAAAGTTGTTGGAGCGGCTTCGGTCGAGAATCCCAGTCCAAGTCTACCAGTAGTGAGAAGTTGCACAAACCAACCACCTGTAGAATATGGGTGAGAAACAATTACCCTATCACTTGATGCGGTACTCCAAGTGCAACGCATAACGATCTCGCAGTCAGCATCAAAGTTTCCATTCGACTCAACAACATATGTTGAAGTCGCATCTGGAATAGTTGCCCATGCAGCAGTGACAGTCAACTGTGTTGCAGTGTTAGAAGCGATGCGTCGAACCTGTCCTGCCCCAGTTCCCCCAGTGATTCTGACAGAAATGTTAGCGTATGTGTTCACTGTCCAAGTTTGGGTTGTATCATCCAGAGTTGTTGCCGCTCCCGCAGTAGCGGTGCTAGTAATAAATGCGGTATACAAACTTCTAGCGTATGCAGTCCCAGTCAGATTTGAAGAAAGGTATGCCCCATTAGGGTCGGCAGCAACCTCCATATAGTCATCCGTACCAAACAGCCACACAGGACGAACAACAGCCACACTCTTTCTGCCAGAAAGCGCACGGTTAATTGTGATGGTTGCTGCGTTCACCGATGATTCGGTGAACGAGGTTTGACCACCAGAAGTGATACCAGTCGTGAAGTCGGCATCCAATACGGTGGTGCCACCGATACCGTTGCGAATGATCGCACGATAAAACCCTCCGTTGAACACCGAACTTCCAGCAGCGAACGCACCAATATGCAAAGGCTGAACACTAGCACCGATAGAAGTCACCCCGACACCAGCAGCAGGTTGAGACATCGCAGTCCACGTTGTTGGCACCGACACAGAATCAGGTGCCCAATAGAACGACACCTGATGCCCGCTCGCCCCGTTGTCAACATCCAACACGGCACGCAACCAGTAGGTTTTACCTGCAACCATACCAGCAGCCCACACGGTATTGCCCGACGAGAAGAACGCTTCCGCTGTTCCCGTACTCCAACGCAACGTCATTGCGCCTGGACTTTGCAGATACCACCAGTAACCACCAGAAGTCGCAGTTGTCTGGTTGCTCATAATGCCGTTGAATGTCCCCGTGCTGTCGATTGATACACGAGCCAACAGTTCGATGTCGCCTGTGATTTGCAAAGGTGCGGTGGTAGGGGTGGTTGCATCATTATTGTTGACAGCAGGCAGGTATAGATAGTTGGTGCCCGAATGGGGCAGCAACACAGGGTCATTCGTATCCACACCCGTAGCAGAACCCAAACGGGCATCCATGTTCGCACCGTCACCAAAGTTCTTCACCGACTGGGTGGCCGCATTCGTACTGGAAGCATCCAACCAGAGCGACGAAGCCACCAACGGGCCACCCGACCAGTACGCGTAAGCAGCATCAGCATAGTTGCTGATGCCAGTAGCGTTCGTATAGAAATCAATCAACTGGTAACCCCACGCCGTAGGGGTTTCTTGCTGCCAACGCAAAAACACATCCTCAACATTTTGGGCAGCAGCAGTCACAGCATACCGCTGTGCCAGCCGCTCCCAAATCCAATCAGTCGTCGTATAACTCAAAGCCATGTCGCTTCACCATCTCCTTAAACTTTCTGCCAGAAAGATTCCCACCAGCATACAAACCACACGACGGACACACATTACGGCACGCAACCGTAGGGAACTGTTCCCCACAGTTCACACACTCAACCTCATCCACACCCGATCACCGAGGCCACATCGTCAACTTCTCACCATTATATTTCGACCGAGAGTTCGGCAACTCCACAGGCTGAACATGCCACAGTTCACCAGCAACAGAAAACTCTTTCAAACCGAACCTGCCACAATTCAACCGCATCCAATTCAAATCGCCAATCAGATCGGCAGCCACACCAAACCCCTCGTAGGCTCCTTCTTCATGGTACGACAAGAACGGGGGTGCAGCATGAGCGGCACCCTTACGCAAAGCATAACGCTTACCGTTATATTTGCAGCAGCCACCAATCAACACCTGCTCATGACGGGCAAGAAACAACGTTTCCTGCCCGCTGACAGAACGGGCGCCACCACCGATACCAAGATCGGTGCCAGCCTTCTTAGCAGCATCAAACATGGCGATCAGACGGTTACGGAACTCGGGATGCAACATAAACCATTGCCACCGCTTATTCAACTCTGCCAACGTCAACAGCGACGCAGGCTTCTGATACCCGTACATGTAAACCGTATCCATCATACCTCAATCTGTAAAGTGGTTTTCTTTTTAGCAGGTTTCGTAACTTTCAAATCGACATCAACCACCATGTTAAACAACGTTTCCTGCGACTGACACAAACCATCAACCCTATCGTTAATCCGTTGGAACCCTTGCTCCGCCATATCCCGATGCAACTGGATAGTGTCCAACATCACATTCTGCCGATCCTGAATCGCCAACAAATGTGAAGTCTGTTCCTCATGCTGACTGGTAGAGGAACGGCGCGAAGCCCGCACCGTAACAATCACACCAAACAACGTTGCCACACCAGTGATAACAGCAGCCAACACGGTTTCCATCATGCACCAAACCCGAGACTGGCCTGCAACCTAGCCTGATTCTTAGCCTCCTGCTGGCGGCGCAACAGTTCACCACGTTGCGCCCTAGCATCCAACGGGCGGGTACCGATACCAGTCAACCATGACACAAACGCCTGACCAGAGAAACCGCCACCCTCACCCGCAGGCATCAGACGAGACAACTGCCCCGTTGTCGGAATCAGCGACTGCAACGCATTCGCATAACTAGCCTTCATCATCGGAGTACCATCAGCCGCCTTAGCGAACACATCGGTCGGCAGATCGCCACCCACAGCAGCGATAGCCTGCTGAAACCCGACAGGCACAGGAACATACTGATCCTTAAACGGAATACCTGTATACAACGACTTGCCAGTCAACGCTTCCAACGGCACCTTAATCAAAGGTGACGTTTGAGACAACAACTCGCTCCAACGAGAAGGATCAGTAATCTGCGAAACCTTATTCGGGAACAACGTCATCGGCAGATCGGTAAACAGATACTGCGGATTAGCACCACCTGTCAGGCGGATAGCACCAGCCTGCGTGAAATATCGGGGAACGACATTCGGGTCGTTCCCATCCATTTCCATGTTGCGCTTAAAGTTACCAACCAGCCTGTTGTAGCGTGCAGCGTTACGCACAAACGTTTGTGACTGCAACGCCAGATCGCGTGAGAAGAACGTCCAGAACGGCATAATCATCTTAGCCTTCTGATCCCACGATCCGATGTCGGTATAGTTGAAATGCCATTTGTTCACAATCTGCTGTGCCAAATCCATATTCCCACCCGAGCGTTCCAGCACTGCGTACGCATGTGCGCCACGCACATGATCCTCAATCCAAGAACCCGCATCACGGCTCTTACGGAACAGTTTGTTGTTCGTATCAAACGGGTTCAAACTGCCCTTACCCAAAGACGACAGAGCGTTCACCGATTCAACCTGACCTGCACCAGAACCATACATGACCTGCAACGCCTGATCCAAACGGCCCGCACGCTCAGCACCAAACTTTGCGACAGCAGCATCCATATAGTTCTCAGGGTTCTTATCAACCATTCTGTAGAATTCGTGCCAATCTTTCAACGCCCCAACAGTAGCAGCCCCACCCTCCAAATACATGTTGACCATCGCACTATAGGCGTTACGCACATGGAAACCAGGTCGCAACGTAGCATAACCCTTGAACAGTGCAACATACTTTTCCATCCACACAGGCATCTTAGAAATATCGTTCATAATGTGTGAAGCAGTGGTTGCTTCAAACAGCCATGAAGCCATCTGTGTCTGCTCACCGATAGCGGTCATACCGCTACCGACTCGCATGACGGTTTCTTGCAAAAACTTTTTATCCTTTGCAATCTTAATCATATCCGACAACGTTCCGATACTGTCACCCATTTCGGCTGCAACAAAATCGGTGTTCGAAGCCAACGCTTCAAACTGTGCAAGGAACCGCATCTCGGGCGGAGCCGCAGGATCAGCAACAACTTTCAACAAGGTTTCCATCCTAGTTTTCAACTCGTTCTGCAACCTCAACGTCACCGTCTGATCCTTCGACAACGCAGGAACCTTACCCAACGAATCCAAACGTGCCTGCACATCAGTCAACATCCCATTCAACCAGCGGGTAACATGCTGGCTGTCAGCAACCGCAGCCAGATGAGCATTTACCGCAGTATTAACATCATCCTTAGCAGCCTTAGCAGACAAGTTCAACTGTTTCACAACAGAGTTAGCACGCTGCACCGTAGCGTCTGCGCTACGGCCTGTAGCCAAAATAGTGTTCTGCTGTTCAGCACTCAGGTTGCCGATCACATCGGCAAACCCTTTCATCTGCTCGCTCAAAGCAGCCTTCTCAGCCTCCAACGAAGCCTGACGGGTCATCAACGATTCCCGTGCCTGCACCATCGGACGGGTACGTTCAGCCATCTGACGCACAGGAACATCCATCTGAGCAACCTGCTTGATCTGCACACCCAACTGTTTCGCCTCACCAACAACAGCACGCTGCTCCCTGCTCAAAACAGCAACCTGCTTCTTAGCATCGTTCATAGCAACAACAGCCTGTGCCCGTGCATCACCCTTAAACGCTGCAACATCCTTCTTGGCGGCAGCCAAATTCTTTCTGGCAGAATCCAACTTAGCAACAATCGCATCATGCTTCGCCTGCACCCTAACAGTAGTCGCCTCAATCTTCGACAACTCTGCCTCAACCTCACGCAACCGCACACGCAACTTTGTAGCCTGACTAGACAACATCTCTTTCGCCTGCTTGATGGTGTCACGCCGCAACGTGGCACCATTACGCAACACCACCTGCTGCTCACCCACCGCCTGATCGCGCAACACACGCAACCGTTCGGCCTCTTTCACCCAAGACTTGTCAGGATTCAACTTTGAGACAACTGTCTCAATCTTGGATTGCACCATACCGAAATGTTCCAACTGCTGAACAGTCTTAGCACGCTGAATCGCAGTCTCCATGCTGCGAACATACTTCGGCATAATAACCTGCAAGTTATCTTCAAACAGGTTCACACCAAACTTTTCACGGAACAAACCATTGATCTCCTCAATAGTTCCCTCCTCCAAAGCAGGCTTATCCAAAAATGGTGAACCCTTCTTCAACGACCTAAACTTTTGGAAACCCTGCTCGTCACGCAACGACTCAAAAATCTTGCGAACCTCAGCATTCTTCTGAGCCAACCCGCGAGCCTTGTCGGTCACAATGTGAGGCACATAGCCCTCACCAAGATCGCCCATCTGCACACCAGCAGCAACACCATCCTCGCGGATAGTTTTCAACTCTGTACGACCAACATCTTCCAACGCACCAGTGCCACCCTTCTCAATGCTGTGAGTCGCTGCAATAGCAGCATCCTCACTAGCACGAGTCCAAGCAGGCGCGCCAGCAGTCTCAGCAGCCTTCGTAGCCACCTTGTCCACAGCACCCTCAGCGTCACGGACAACACCACCAAAGTTTTGGATAACACGACGCATAGTCAAACCACGCCAAGTACGGGCATCACGCAACGGCTGCTCCAAACCCTGAGAAGCAATCAACGCAACAGCCCGCTCCCCCATCGGACGGGCAGTATCAAACACCACCTTCATCAAACCTTTGCGTTCAGCAGAAGTAAACCCTGCACGGAACGTCTGCCCCACAGCAGACGTACGCAAACCATACTTGACACCGCCTTTACTGCCCTCAACAACATCAGCCCACATAGCAGACAACGGTACGGCCTTACCGAACAGGGTGCGCTGCAACTTGCCAACACCCAACTGTTGAGCCACCTCCGCAGTTATACCAGACTTTGCTAGCGCACGCGTAGTGAATGCACCGTTGCCACGCAACTGTGCATCAACCAGCAACCTGTTAATAGCCTCATCAGTAAATCCGCCACCCTCTTTCATGGCGAACCCTGCTGCTTCGGCAGACTTGCGGACAGCAGCAGCAATGTTCTTCGACCCGCCCTCACGGATAGCGGCATGCAACGCATCCTCAGCCAACTGTTCAGCAGCGGACTTTACAACAACTTTCGTACCCTGCTTCATAGCGGTACCCATACCGCCAGCAATTACCATCGTCGGATCGGTAGCAAGATCGCCAGCAAATCCTACAGCACGCTTAACCCAAATGTTGCGGTCGGGAGCAATCTGATTATAGTAATCGCCCATACCCTTGTGCTGTTTCGCCTGTGTCCAAAAATCTTTCCACTCGAAACCGCCAGCAGCACCACTATCAACCAGATACTTGTTATACTCGTCAGCAGTACGCTGCTTAATCAACCAGTCAGGCATATGACCACCAGTGCCCATCCATCGGGCAACACCCGATGAAGCCCAAGCATCATTAACCTCTTTCACCATCGAAGCCACATACGCCCTAGGGGTATCAACCCAATGCAACACCTTCATCAAACCATTACCCAAACCGCTAAACACCTGCTCCACAGCAGAAGGAGCCTCCACCCTAGAACCATCAGGATTAGCCTTGCCCTCAGAAATCAGTTTGTCCAACACAGGACGATAATCTGTATAGCCCTTAGGTAGCCCAGTAGCAGCAGAAGGTGCAGGCTTACCCACCATCCCAGTCGGAGACTGGGACTGTTGAGGATTGCCAAACAGTTTCGACAAAGCAGAATAATCTGTAGCCATCACTTACCTGACATGTTAGAAGCCATCAGGCCCTGCAAGAACTGCAAACCCTGCTCCGACGGAATATTGCGCTGCTTACTAGCAGCCAAACGCATCTCCAAATACTTCTTACCCTGCTCAGCCAACCATTGATCCGCCTTCGCATTACCCGACATCGACTTCGTAGGCGGAGCCATACGGACACCAGTGCTAGCAGAAGGCTGTGCAGCCTTCGCCCCAGTACGCATATTCTTATATTGGCTATACAGGTTCTCTGCGGTCAAAGGCTGCCCAGCAGCCTGCGACCACACATCATACTGTGACTGCCCAACCAAATCTTGCATCGTCAACGGATGCGGCTTACTAGCCTGCTCAGCATTAAACTTTGCTTTCTGATATTCTTGCTGTGCCTGCCAGTTAGCATAATCCGCTTTATTCTGCCCGAATACTTCCGCATACTTAGCAACAATCGCAGGATAGTTCGCACCACCCGACAACGACTCATCCGACAAACCAGCCTTCTTAGCAGCAGCGGCAGGATCGGTGCCCTGCTGCACCAGGGCGAAAGCCTGAGCAACCTTCTCGTCAGAACCGTACACATCCATCGGATTATAGTACGTCGGTTCAGGCTGCTGAATGAACTGTTGCTGCACAGTATTATCAAACGGCTTAAACCCTAAATCCTGTAGAAAATTCAACTTGGCCTGCTGGTTTTTCCCAGGGGCCAACTGCATCAAAGTATAAAACGCTTGCAACTCTTTAGCATCCATCACTTCACCTGGCCCAACAATGCCTGATACGCCTGCAACATCGCATCCTGATTAGCCAACTCTGCCGCCTTAGTAACCTGAGTTTGACCCAACATGGCACGCAACACATCCTGAGCCGACATACCGCCAATATCCAACTGTGTTGGCGCACCAAACGCTCCCAGCGTTTGTGCAGCACCAGCATTCCTAGCCTGCTCAGCCTGAGCATAATCGGCCAACAACTTTTGTAGCGCACCACTAGCAGCATCCCAAGCCCCACCAATATTGCCACGAGCGGTCTGACCTGCTGTGGTCAACTGGTTGATGTCCTGCTGACTCCACCGTGGCACCGCACGCACAGCACGAGCACCACCACCGCCAGTGCCGCCTGTACCACCATTCATGTATGCGTTAATCAAATCTTCCATCGAAGTAGAATCAGGAAGATAGCCACCCAAATCTTGCATCTGACCAGCAGCCAACGCATTCATATAACGCTCAGCACGATCAGCAGTCATCGTAGGCATCTTGTTAGAAGGCTCAGTAACAGTCTGCGCCTTAGGGGTATAATGCGGGGCAGGGCCACCGCCGCCCCAGCGAGGAGGCGGGGTCATAATACGCTGCGGTTGACCTGCAATATAAAACTTGCCAGTCAACGGATCAACACCATTATACGGAGGATTAATACCAACACCCAAAGCCATCGTGAACCCCCTCAGAAACCCTTGATACCCTGAGCAGCCGCCTGCTCACGCAACGCCTGCAAAGCCCGCTCCAATGCCTGCTTACGGGCAGCCTGATCCATCTCAAACTGTGACTGCGCCTGAGCCGCAGCCACATCAATATCCTGCATGCCACGACCAAAACTAGACACCATCTGGCCCATCTGGTCGCCCATCACACCAGACTTCACACCAGACCCCAACCTGTGCGCCCACGAACCAGTGAACCGAGGGAACTGCTGTTGAAACTGGCGGGTCGCATCCTGCCTGCGGCGCGCAAAACGTTGCTGACCAAGCATCCGACCGAACTCTTGGGCAGCATTCTGCGTAGAATAATCCGACAACAACCCCTGTCGTTGTGCAAACAAATCACCAATAGCCATAACAATAATCCCCTTTCGTAACCGTTCTCAGGCCAAGTTTATAACCCCATTAAAAGTCCAGTTCACAATACTGGTACTGGCAGCGATATTCGTAGCCAACACAGTAGAACTACCAGAAAACACGATGGTGCTACCAGCAGCAGCAATACTTGCCATACGAGAAGTAGTGTTGTCATTAGCAAACAACAACTGGCGACTACCGACAGCAGTCGCAAGCACAGGAAGTGAAATAGAAAACGTACCCAAAGTAGCCACCGTGCCAGCAGTAAACACTCCACGCACAAACAACGTCTTACCAACCTGCATATACGCACCCGAAATAGCACCACTAGTAACATTCGTGAACGTCGTAGTAGTCCACGCATTCCACTGGCCGCCCCAATCACCAACAGTAGTAGAGAACATGGCGTTCGTCACTGACCCAGCCGCAGGCGTAGCGGTCGGAGCAGCCCAAGTACCATCGGCGCGCAAAAAGTTTGTCGTACCACCATTAGACAACGGGGCCAAACCCTTTAATGTCGAAGTAAACGTGTTCAACAACGCAGTAGCCTGAGTTGCAGTCAAATCTTCCACGTTGCCCGTACCTGCCGTTGTCCGCCCCTTGAACGTTGCTGTAGCGACCGTAGCCAACTTGGTGTTATCAACAGCGTTGTTAGCGATGTTGCCTGTAGCGACAGTGATCGGATCAGAACCACCAGCAGTATGCGTAGCAGCATGAGCCGTAGGCGTACGGGCATCCGACAACCTAGAATCGTTACCCGCAGCAACCGTACCAGCCACCGTTCCGACGTTCAACACAGCGGCACCACCCAACCCGAGGTTGGTGCGTGCCGTAGCCACCACCGCCACATCTGACAAGTTGTTCGACTTCAACAGATAGCGCAAATCGCCACGAGTATCATTATGATACTGCGGATGATCGTCCGAACTAAGACCTGACAGCAACGCATGAACGGTCACACCGCCGCCGCCACCAGCGGCAACAGCGGTATCAACATATTCGCGCAACCACACCAACGCCCTCAGCGTTGGTGCAGGTAACTGTTCAGAATGCGGGATACGTTTCGCTACCATCAGTCACCGATACGACGAACCACAATGTTCACATCAAACGTGATACTAGCATTAGAACCATTAGTGAACTGTGTAGTAAACGTGTTACCAGCAGTAAACGGGATCACATAGGTTTCACCAATATAGGTAGCATAATGTGTCGAAGGAGGCAGATAGTAGTTGTTAGGGCCAGGAGCAATAATGTTTGCATACGAACCGAAACCTTGAACAAAGTTGTTGCCCGCAGTCTGAGTCAAACGCAACGTGACAGCATACGTCCCAGTCTCAGGAATAGTGAACGTAGTGCTCGGAGTAGGAATAAAACTATCAGTATCATATGATTCCGTGGTGTACGTCAAAGTTGACGTAGCCCCAGTAGCAACCACAATACCAGTCGCACTAGCAGAAACAGCCTGCGAACCAGCCACCAACTGCCACAACGAACCAGTCCAAATACGGACACGACTCTTATCAGTCTCAAAAATCTGTTGACCCACCACAGGAGAAGCAGGACGAGCAGACGACAAACAAGTAGACATCTTCAAATCAACATATGCCTTACGGGCCAACTGGTTATCAGACGACGGATCAACAGCAGGGCCAGAAGGCACCGCTGTAAACGGCTTTGACCCATCCAAATGCACAGCATTTGTATTGATCCAAGTTACCAGATCAGTGAAATCCTGATTCACCTCAGCCGCAACAGCAGCAGTACCAACAGTAAACGAATATGTAACACTAGCAGCAGTAGCCATAACAACCCCCTATTAACGATACGTCTTAATATAGTACGGCAAAGTCACACTATCAATCCACCACTTAGTAGCATGATCCACCATACGGAACTTCATCTGCACAGCATGCGACTTACCCAACGACTGAATCCGATCAAACTGATATGACGGATCGGAACCCTGCCAAGTAGCAGTTCCCCACAAACCTGTACCCCAAATCATGTTACCAGAACCAGTTACTGTGATCGGCAACTGCTGCTGCTTCACAGGAACCGACTCGTTAAAATCATGATACACATCAATATTCAACGTAGCCTGATCGCCACAAGCGACCGTGATATGCGGTCGTCGCCACTTCTTCCGCAACCCAGCATCCTTATCAGTAAACCAAGCAGTCTTATAGTAGGCGTTAACTGCCGTGGTCACACCCAACACCGTGTCCTGCACCTGCACAGAAGAAGCCATATCAAACAGGCCGCCCTTAGAATCCAACGTCAAATACAGGCCGTTAATGCTGGTGGCAGAACGCCACCAAAACATGCTAGTAGGAGCCAACGACCATCTAGTCCAAGCCCCACTCTTACCAACCTGAGGATCATACATAAACATCGTACGACCACCAGCGTTCAACACCAGTGAAACAAACAGTTGATTATCAGCCCACACCACCGTATTCGCCGTAGACGACACATCTACAGAACCATCAACAACCACATTCGTAATACGATCACCCAACGGCACCACACCACGCCCATTATAGGCGTACACGTTACCATCCACAGACCACCAATAGCACACACCAGCATTAGCGGTCACACAACCAGCAGAAGCCACACCAGCACCAGTAGTCAACCGTTGCACCGTAAACGAATCACGATCATACCCGTAGATCGCATACACTGCCCGCCGCTTAAACACCAGCAACGCATCCCTAAAAGGAACCAGCGCAGTAATCTGGTCTGTCTCATCATCAGGATCAACATCAAAATAGTCTGCGGCAGCAAAATCCTCAGGCTGCAACGGGTGCGACCAACGCACCCTAGACCTGTAGCGCACAGCAGACTCCACAGTGTCAGCCCAAAACATGTGGCCCTGATGGTCACAAATCAGCCGTGCTAACGGTGCATTACCACCCGTAGGTGCAGAATAGTTGTTATTCACCACGTTCGTCAACGTGGTGAACGCAGCACCATTCCAATACCTAGCCAACAGTGAACCACCGTTCAACCAATTCGCAAAATAAAGTTTATTACCCCACGCAACACCAGTAACCGTCCGTCCCATATCGGCAGGAGAAGCCGTCACAACATTCGTAAACACACCACCAGTGGTATACGTCCACAACGCTCCCGCATTATTAATACCCCACAATACCTCAGTACCCGCAGAAAACTGACCACCAATATAGCCGCCAGACAACAAAGCCTGAGTAGAAGTGGTACGCACACCGCGCCTAGAAGCAAAACCGCCACGAGCATTAAACACTACATCCAAACAGTCAGGTGATTCATTCAACTGCAAATCCTGACGGGAAGAACGATTGTTCAATCCGCCAGTGAAATCACTATAAAACACCACATTAAACTGTTGCTGCGGCATCCGTCACTCCAACATTCCGCGCACCCAACGCGTAAAGTTGGGTGCCACATAGTTCTGACCACCCATAACATGATTACGGGCACCAAAATCTTTGAACGATTCGTTCGTCACAAACTTATCAACCATCTGCTCATACTCACGCAAATAGACACCAGCCATATTCACATCTTCCTGCGACAAATAATACGACGACAACATGTACCAAGCAATAGCCTCATGCAACGGCTCAGGCAAATCAGGCACCGAACCAGCAGTAGTAGGCCAAACAGCAGGCTTACGCAAACCACGAACCGTATAGATACGGCCCGTAGTAGCAGGCTTCGGATACAACTTGACAACACTATTCACAATCGTGTATGCAACAGCAGTATCGGAAGTCATACCCACAGGTGCACCAAACGCCAAATCGCCATCCGACTCCGAAATATAGATCAGACGACGACCCAACGAATCCGAATCCACAATTGACGTAATCTTATCAATATCACCAATAGAAGCAAACGTGTACTCCTGCACGCCAGCCACCGTAGTGAACGTATCCGTTGTTTGCAACAACGGAAAATTAGTGCGAGAATGAATATCGTTATAGGCAACACGAGCATACACATCCAACGTGTCAGCAGGAGCATCAACAGCATCAGTATCAGCATGCTTGCGAACAAAAATACGCATCTGATCTATCGTCATCGACATAACAGCCCCTACTTCTTACGAACAGCCTTCGGTTTGATAACCTCAGCCTGAACCAAAGCATCCTCAAACTCGTCAACCCAACTATAATCACCCTCATCATCAGCAATATACGGGACAGCATCCTTCAACGCCGACTCCATCGACCCATCATTCGCAGGCCGAACATCAAACCCGCCAGCCAACGCACGAGCATCAAACACCACCCCATCGCCCTTCACGGCAGACTGCCCATAGGCAGCCTCAAATGGTACAGCACCCTTCCAAGTGACCGTCAAATCAGGCATCCAACACATCCTTAGCGTTCGGAACAGCCCACACAACCAGCGACACAACCGCAGCATCCACCAACACTGCAACCGTCCCAGCATCGATGTCCAACCAGCGATGCACACCAGCCACAATGACCGTACTCAAAGCAGCCACAACCGCCTTACGCACCCGAGCCACAGCAACCCTCAAACTACTATTCATAGCATCCTTCTTTCTGACAGAATACGAAAGATGGGAGGGAGGCGAACCCCCCTCCCATCAATCAACAGAAACCGTACCAGATTACGGAGTCCAGATGGCTCGACCGAGGTAGCGGCGACCGTTCGTACCGAACGCACCGTAGCAGGTGATCAAACCATACTTGGCGTCACGGTCATAAGGCTCCACGAAACCACGGAACTTCATCCAGTTACCCGACAGCACAGCCAACTTGACATGGCGACTGTTCAAGAAGTACCAGTAGGTAGCGGGCATCAGATCGCTCCACACAACCTTCGACCCACGGTGCAACAGGTTCGTGAAACCCGACTCGGCAGTCTTAGCGTCAGTGAAACGCTGGTTCGGCTGCAACTTACCCTCATAGGTTTCCCACAGCGTCTGCGTCGTGATCTGGAAGTCGCAAGCATCACCACCATACGACACAGTGTTGTACGCCTTAGAGTGCAACGCAAGGCTGTAGGTGGCGGTAGTCGGAGCATACGACTGCCAGTAAGCCTGCGTCGAACCGTCAATACCACCGCTGGACGACGTAGTACCGACAAGGTTCGGCAAACCAGCCCAAGCCTTACCAGCCGACTCAGTACCAGTGTTCTGCAAGAACGCAGTCTCAAACTGCTCAGCAGCAGTCATCTCAGCGTTCTCCACCTTCGTCTGCAACAACTTGATAACAGCACGATCACCGCTGTTCTTCGCTTCCTCCATACCCGACATCGGGATGAAGATCGCAGCCTGCTTCCACTGGTATTCAGCAGCAGTCACAATTTCTTCACCATGCACAGGGGTGAGAGCATCGTAACCACTGTAATACTGGAACGAACTATTCGCCTTATACTGGAGCGGGAACACAGCAGTGGAACCGCCCTGAGCGTCAATCTTCGCCGTGTTCTTCAACCAGTCAAGCGCAGCACTACGCTTAAAAATGTTGTCAACAGCCTTACCACCCTCGGTGAAATAACGCTTAAGAGTAGTAGCAACAATGTTATCAAAGTTCGGGTTCGACATGATACCCCACCTTTCTGAAAAATATTATGAACGTGTCTTTTCGACCTCGTAAGCAAAGATGTCCTCGAAAGAATCAAACTGCTTCCACGAATCATCAGCCTCAGCCGAAGCCTTCGAACCGCCCGACTGAACCGTCTTAGCCGCCTTCCGAGCCTTCGCTCGTGAAGCGGCAGCCGCCTCAGCCTTCTTACGGGCATCCTCCGAAACCTTCAAATCGGCCTCCAACCTATCAGCCTTCCACAACTTGTACGCCTTATCCATTGACAAACCATTCTCAATAGCAATCGGCAAAACAAGCATAGGATCAAAATCCTGATAGCGTGAACGCATCGAATCCAACTCGGCCTGAACATCAGCATCCACACGAGAAGCCTGCACCTGTTGCGTCTGGCGACGCAACTCTGCCAACTCCTGCTGAGTACGCTTCAATTCATCAACAACAGGCTTAAACTCTGGATCAATATCCTGCCACGGATCATCCGCCTTGTCAGCCAGCCCAAACTGTTCCTGCAAATAGCGAATACTCCCAGCGGGATCAACCCTGAAAGCCTCCTGCATTTCACGCGCCCACTGCAACACCTGTGAATCCGCAGCAACCTGCTGCGTCTTACGAGTATAATCAGCCTGACGCATGTAACCATTCCGCAACTCGGACAACGGAACCTCAAAAGTTTCCCCGTTAACCGTGACCGAAACAGTATTATCTTTGATAGAGTCGAAATCAAACACATCCTCAGGTGCATCATCAGAATCAGAACCTGCATCGTCCTGCTCTACAATGTCATCGTCCGTGTCATCGACTTCACTATCGTCAACATCCGAAGTTTCAACAGAAACTTCTTCATCATCTCCCAACGTAACCTTAGCGTTACGACTGATAGGAGAATCCTCTACGATCCCCACATCCTCCGCCGAAGCCTCATCGAACATGGTCATCAAATCGTTATCCATTTTTCCCTTTCAAGAATCCCTAACGGGGTGTTCTACCATTTAACTTTGTCAGCCCAATAAGCAGCCGACATATTGCCCTTTGCAATATTGCTTGCATGCCTAGCCTTAAACGCTTCCCGTCGATGACGGTAAGCAGCAGATTCCCCAGCCTTCTTCGGAGAACCCTTAACGCCCTGCTGGCCGAAACGAATCAACTTCACCTGATCGCCCGACTTTGCCAGCACAGCATGCGACTTTGTAGGATGGCTTGGTGTACGCTTCGGCTTGTTGTAGCCTGCAAACGTTTCCTTACCACGCTTAATAGTCACTTGCCCTTCTTGCCCTTCATCTTACCAGCATACTTCATATTATTTTTTGCTACATCCAGCACAGTCGGCGGCTTTGTTGAAGGATACTTCTTTGCAGGGGCAGCCTTCTTGGGAGCAGCCTTCTTAGCAGGGCCACCCATTCGGGCACGCTTAACAACACCAACCAACTGATTATTCTGCTTCTCGCGAGCAGCCTTAAACTCCGCAGTCCCAGGACGATAACCCTGAGCAATCAACTTATCAACAAGAATCTTGTTCAACGCAGCCAATCCAATTTGCCCAGTACGGGGCTTCTCGGGATTTGCAGGAGTATACTTATACTTCTTTTTAGGCGGCTGAGGAGGAAATGCTGTAGGCATAACTCACTTCACTTTCTTCAAACGAGGATTTGCTCTCTTAGCAGCAGCACCCGCCTTGCGGGTTCCAGCCGCAAGAATAGCACCAGCCGACTTCATTGATACATCCTGCTTAGCAGCAATCTTCTTCTGCACCGCTTTAAAACCAGGATGTGCCTTCTTAACCATCAGGACGACTTCTTAATCTTACTGAGGCTAAACTTCTTCATATGGGCAGGGGTATGCGAAGCAACACCTGAACCAGCAGACTGGCCAGTATTCACACGGTAATGATTGCGTCGCTTACCAGCGTTTGACAAGTAACCCATATCAGTGAGCAAACCAAGTCGAAACGCCCGAAACCTCCGACACCTTGATAATCTTACGAGAAGCGTTCTGAGCAGCGGTAGCGGTACCCGTCAACACATCGGTACCCGTCTTAGCCACAGTCAAACCGCCAGCACCGTTCGAGAACAGGGTGATAACAGTACCAACAGGGTACGAAACTGCCGAAGTGGCAGGAATCGTAGCCGTGGTAGCCGCAGCATTACTGTAGGTGATAAAGCCGTCAGCATCGGTTGCTACCAACGTGTCGGTAGCAGCCGTAACGTTACGATACACTGCACGGTTTACAAAACGCTCGTTAACCTGACCACTCTGGTTGTCACTATAAGCCATGTTCACTCCTTAAAGAAACTTTGATTCTAACAATAAACAAGAAACCGTAACATCAACCCATCGAGGGCATGCCCTGAGGCATGCCTTGTGGCATTGCCGCCATCTCAGGCGGCATACCTTGCGGCAACCCTTGCGGCAACCCTTGCGGCAACCCTTGCGGCATTGGGGGAGCCTGAGCGACCCCACCCTGATCGGTGCCAGCAGCACCAGCAGGAGCGGTATGAATAAACGACGACGGGTCTTTAATGCCAAAACCGTTACGCAACACATGCTCAGCCAACTTGCCAGCATCAACCACACCAGCCTGAATGAACGGTGCCATCGCATCCAACAACTGTAGAGCAGACTGACGGCGGAACGACTCGTTAGTCGGCTGCGTAGACCCAGCCTCCACCACAAAATCATACTCACCCTGCACCGACTCACGATCATACGGCACCCACTGAACGCTACCCTCAGGGCCAACAACCTTCGCAACCTGCTCGGTAGTCATAAATTCCTGTGCCAAAGCCACCACACGAGAAGCAACCTCACCGATAGCCCGCTCAATCGTAGCCAACTTGTCAGCCGACCTAGCGTTCGACATGTCCTGAATCATCGAAGCCTCAGTCGCAGTACGACGAACCTCCGACACCGAACCGCGCTGATATTCAGTCACCGCACTCGTACGATCCATGTCATCCAAAATCATAGCGGTCTGATTATAAAACTCGGGAGGCAACGCCGTAGTCTGCATCGGAGCAATAACCTCACCAAACGGCCCATCAGAATCCACAGGGATCAACGCGTTATCATCCGAACTGGTCAAAGCAGCCAAACCGTCAGGCCCAATCAACTCGGGCTTATACATATACATGCGACGGAACCGTTTACGGTCATTCACCATCTGCGTACGAGTCAACGCTAGTTCAATCTGCAACGGCAGAATCGACTCTAGATCACCCATCGGATACAACTTCTCAGGAACCACATGGTTCAACATAAACACAAACGGATGACCAAACGGATACGGAACCTCAGTCGGTTCCACCAGCCACTCGCCACAACCCTCAGCGAACGTACAAACCTGATTTGCAATCAGATCATAATACTCCCACACCACCACAAAATCGGACTCACGACCACGTTCCTCACCAGAAAACATCAGATCATAATCCTTCTTAGCCTGCGACATCGCAGTACCCTTCAACTTCTTACGAGCCTGCTCATCCCAAGCCTCATGATTCTGCGCCTCCCGCAACGGAACATACATCCGTTGCGCCAACCAGCGAGCATTCTTAAAACGAGTAGCATCAGGATCAACATACACATCAAAAGGTGACACACGTTCACAATGAGGACGATCCTCAACAGCAACCGTACGAGTCAACGGGATCGAACTAATGATTTCTTCCTCAGAAGGGAACTGCATATCCAACCCAGCCTGCTGCGACTGCAAAACACCCATCGCACGCTGCGTCAAAGCCTCCTTCACATCCTCCACATAGATATCATGCGGGGTATCTTCGGTTTCTTCCTGCAACATCCAAGTGGTTTTCACCACACCCAACCCCAAAGTAACAAAATCCTTCACAGCAAGACGCAATTCTTCCTGAAAATCCAGATACTGCCACAAATAGTTCACCATCGACTCAATAATCCAAGCCTGCTCAGCGTCCTCAGGACGCCGAGCGGTCACAGTGATCTTCGGATAGTTCACCATCACCGAAGGAACAATCACATTCGCAGTAGAAAACATCATATTCGGCGCAACAATGTCCGTATAGCCAGACAACTCCGAATATTC